GTTTTGTAAATCTTGTGGCGTTTCAATTTGACAATTCTGCTTACAATAATCGTGCATCCCTGACACTAACTCATGAAGTCTAGCATTAGTTCCTTTAAAGTCATAAGCTAATCCTCGGCAAGATAACATAAAATCCGGTAAAAATTCTCGATCAGTATTACCCCAAAAAACTTTAACGACTGAATCCCACCAATCCTTGTAGGGTAACGTATCGGGCAAACCTCTATGTTTTGTATTCTTAAAAAAATACCGCTTAAGAAATACAACACCTTTATACTTCAATGATCCCCATCTATCAGGAATAGAGTAAAAACGACACTGACGAATTTTCCATATAGACATATTAAAAAATTTCTTAACAAAGTCCGCAAACAATGTCTCATTGACTATATCTGAAATCTTCTCATGAACTCCTATTACGTGATCATCCCCGTACAAAGGAATCTCTATATAACCATTTTCGAAACACCACATAATATCAGCAACACGATCGGGATGTTTAAGCATCTGGTATGCCAAAAAGGAAAAAAAACACAATCCAACAATCCATGAATTGCCATGAGAAGTAGAATAAGCGCCACTAGGCATAGCACCAAAAATAACTTTCCACACTTCTCCAAACATATGACAAATTTTAACACTCAAATCTTCAATTGACGACTTCAATATTGCCTGAAACAAAATCCAGTTTCCTTTATTTGGGTCATAATAGTACCTAGCAAATGCAGAATACAACTCAAGAAATAGCTTCTTAATCGTCGTATCAAGTCCCTCAAAATCACCATCAAAATAACACATAGCAGGATCGCCAGCACGCATTTGCTCAGAAAAAACTTGAGCACCGCCAAAATCCCATTTTAATCCGATTTTTATCATTCGGCCACGTTCAAACATTTGCCGGTCTTTTTGCACTAATGCATCACGAAAGTACTGTTCTGTATGCTGAATAAAAAATTCACGACATTTATCATATGCCTTCTGTCTATCTTCTTGCTTAAGTTTATCACCACAAAACTTAATCTCATGCTTGAGACTAATATGATTACTAAACTCCGGCAACTTTATCGGAGTTCCATAATTTTGAAACTTATGTATCTCCTCCAAAAGGGCTTTCTTAGCAAACGGTGCTTGATCATATTTAAGTCCGCCAGTGGTGGTTCTAATATTAACACCATTTTCATCTTGTATGATAGTCTGTTTGAAGGGACGCAATCCAGCAGAAGAACCTGCTGGAAATTCCATATCAACGACATCTCTATCATCAAAGTCCCAGACAAGTGACTCTTTATACTTTTCAACACCCATATATTTCAGCATGAGCGGTAAACCTTTACTAAGACTTTGCATAATAAGTCTAGAATTAGTAAAGGACAACGTATCGTGGGAATATTTACGCAACAAATTAACAATCTTATGAGGATAAAGATTATCAACCGTCGACACCACATACGGACCCAACTTATCACCAGTATACATTTGATTGTATGTACTAGCTGCTCGCATCGCCAACAACTTCAAAGGAGGAACAGAAACATACTTCTCATCCCACTCAGTCCCATATAATAACAACGCTGAATTTTCTGCTCGCTTAAAAATGTGCTTTTCACAGAATTCATAATCTAACGGATAATCATGAAACTTTATCCCTCGAAATGAATTCTTAAACACTCGATAATCATAAAGCCGAGCAAATACAGGAATTTGTCTTGGTGGGGTATACAATCCATTAGAACGAGGATAACTCCTGTAAGAAAAAGGGGCGGGTATAGTCAACCAATTCTTACCTTGCATTAATTCTATATGCAATTCTGACAATGTGATAGCTATGCTCTTCGTATTACATTGTATAGTATTAAAATGAATAGAGTAATTAGCTTCGATGTATGCCATAATTTCTAACGTAACATCAAATATATCTCGTTTGACGTTACCACGATACAATGAAACCTCATAACTAGAACCTAATGGCATAAATGTAACTCGCATTACTCTAGAACTCAACATTTCATAGACAGCTCGCTTATGCATTGTCTTACGACTGAACAACCAACGCAACAACCGATACTTTCTAGGCAAACTACGCGAAATCTTTCCCGCAATTGTAAACGCGTAATCTTCCGGCTTCTTACAATCAGACACTAATAAAAAATGAGCGAGTGAGAAGTAATCCTTGACCAAACCTACTGTATCCAGGATTA